TGCAACTAAAGACTTATATGTTGAAGCCATCTGTGTAGCTTTAAGCTTATTTGTATATGGTACTGGAGGTCTTACTGTTCCCGTCCAATTTGCTTTACAAACATTTTGATTAATATTTGCTTGATTTACAGCAGGGTTTAATGCTCCTGGAGTCACTTTTGAATTAGGAAGTACCCAATCAGGTGTAGATGCTGAAGCTGTTGCTCCTGCTGCAAACATGGCAAAGAAAAATGCAATTACAATTCCCTTTTTCATGCTGTGTAGGCTGGGCGACCAAATCCTACCACTGTAGCCCACTTACCCTTTTTATTTCCAACTTTATAACCACGAATATTTGAAGCAACTTCTCCGCCGTTAGCTGCAGATCCAGATGGCTTTGAGTCTGGGCTGGTATTGCCTTCAACAGTTGTAATTGTTCCATCTCCGTTATTCTTAAGAACAACACCTACGTGCTGTACTTCATCTGTTGGCTTAGCTTCTGCTGCAAAGTGGAAGAAAATTAAATCTCCTGGCTTTGGATCAGCCTTTGCTGCTTCTGTAAATGTTCCTGCTTTTTTAAAAGCATCTGCTCCTGCTGGTGTATATACAACGTTTGGAATTGTTACGTTCGCTTGTTTTGCACACCACATCATGAAACTTCCGCACCATGCTTGCTTATCGTGTCCTGTAAACTTACCGTAATCTGTTTCGTTATCTGCTGGACCTTCAATTACACCAACCTGAGACATTGCTACCTCAAGAAAACGTGCTGCTGATCCTGGCTTATTTGCTCCTACTGCTGGTACTGGTTTTGCTGCCCCCATTTTATTTCTCCTTTAGTCTTGTTTTCTACCTTCGCCTTGTGGGTTTCTACCGCTACCCATTTTATCAGACGAATTTAAATTTCTTTCTTTATCTCTTGCTCTTGTTCCTTTTGCATCTGTTTTAGTCTCAGTTGCATCTTGTGCATTAAGATCTAGTGGTACGTCTCCACCTTGAATAGGTGGTTTACCAAGTCTTGTTCTTACTTCATTTGGAAGAATAACTTTATTAACAAGATAAGCAGAATCAATTCTTGATTGTGTTTCTTCATCTGTTAATGCAAGCTCTTCAAATCTAAGCAAAAATGCGTCTGTAAATTCAACCATAATTTTATTAAGTTTGTATTCAAGTTCTTCTTGCATAGGACGACATACTTGCTCTTTAAATGTTTTATCTGCATCTTTAGCGTTTGCTAATGATACATCTGCAGGCATACCAATTTTTGAAATAGGCACTCTATGTGCAATAAGAATACGATCTCTATTCTCTACTGAATATTGATGGAATGAAGAGTCTTGAACTCCCGCCTCAATTGGCTCCATATTAAATTCAACACGTGCATTCTCTCCATCTGATGGAAGAGGAATATAAAGTGTTCTGTGGTTTCTACCCTTTAATCCAGTTTGGAAAAATTCAAGAAGTTTACGCTCTGATTCAGCTGTAAGCTTTGCACCTTTAACAGTAATAATATAACGTGGAACTGCTTTGTTTTCAAAGTAGTCTAGGTTAAAGCGTTGGGCAAATTCATCACCTGCAACTGCATTTTTTGCAGATAGGATATCTGGAATACCGTAATATGTATTTGATGGAGTAAACTTTTTAAAATGAATTACTTCGTTTGGTTGTGGATCTGTACCAATTTGGTCAGGAGTTTCTGTGTCTCCAAAATTTCTAAAGAACGTGTAACGGTTATATACAACCTGTACAAAACCATCACGGTGACGACGAATACGCATAGTAGTGCAAGGGATATGTCCAATGTAACCAATCTTTCCCATTGTTGTACGACCAACTTCAAGATAAGCATTTCCTGTAGCTTCTAGGTCTGTATAAACTTTTTTCATTGTTTCTAAAAATGAATCGTCTGAATTTAATGATTCTAAGTAGTCACGCAAATCAACTTTTGCTGCTTCTATTTTTGAACGAATTTTGTCAAGCTTGTCTGGTTTATCCATAACAGCTTCTACCTTTAAAGTAGTCTTATATGTTTCTTCAAACTTATAACCAAGCCCAATAACGTTTGCAACTTTAGCATTAACTGCTGAGTGATGATATGGAGATACGTCATATAGTTGTGAAAGATAAAGCATATTATATGGAGGTTGAACTATTTGAAATAATGAATATCCTGTAAGATCAAGTGGATCAAGCTTTTTTGATTTTGCATCTTGTCTTCCAGTAAAAGACTTTTCTAGTCTTGCTGCTTTGCGTCTAAAGTTTTCACTTAAACCTTCTGACTTTCTAATGTCTTCCCATGTTGAATTAAATGGGTCGTCAAAACCTTTTTCTCTTTTTGCAAATAAACCAAAATCAGCATCGCTTAAAATTGATACATCTTCGCCTTCATCATCATTCATAATAGTTACATTGTGATCCATATTATGCTAACCCCATCTCTCTTGCTTCTTTTACATATTCAAGCATTGCAGGCATATCTTGTGGATCTGGAACCATTCCCATTTCCGCCCGTGTTTTTTGTTCTTCAAGTTCTTCTTCAGTAACTTGACGATGACCAGAAAAGAAAAGAGGCTTACCCTCATCAAGTCCATAGCTTTTAGCAGCTACCTTTAATTTTTGAATTTGACGTATATCGCCTTTTATGGACGGGATACTTAAAGTATTATCGTCTTCATCACGAACTATAGAACCATCTGGCATCTGCCAAACATAGACTCCATAATTTACTTCTTCAATTGGTGTTACTTTCATTCTAGGCATATGTAAATTCTACCATTCTATATAAATAAGTCATAAAAACTTAACAAGAATCTGCTATTTTTGTGCTGGGAAGTATAAATTATGTTGATTGAAACGCTATTTAAACTTTTTTCTTGACCATTCTTTATCTCTATAAACGTTAACCTTTTCTTTTCTATACTTAAACCCACCTCTATATTCTGAAAGAATAATGTCTGTATTTGACCTTTCTTCCATTTCTGACTCCCAATCATCTCTTTTAAAAGGAATTATTTGAATAAAAGGCGTTCCTTTTGGTACAACACCTATAAAATCTTTTTTCAATATAAATGGAAATTGACCTGTAATTGATAATTTATCATTATCAATAATGCCTCCAAAAGTTAAAAATGGTAGATTGCTTCTATTCATAGGATTGATATATAAGGCACTATAACCTTCTGGAAGTTTTACAGACCAAGCTGGGTACCAAAAAAAATGATCTTTTTCATATCCTTCTGGATTTACAAAATCTTTAGCTGGCCCCCTATAACCTGCCAATTTTTCATAAGATTCTTCCATTTTTAATCTTGTAATACCAATATCATCTTTATAAAAAGTTATATCGCAAGGAGTATTAAATGTATACCCAGCTGACATACCGTCAAAAAATGGGACACAATTTTTAAATGTAGCAAAAGCTTTTACTGATTTAGCATCTTCTAAACTTGCTGGTTCACCATTCATAGTTTCAAATTTATGAGCATCTTTATACCAATTTTCTATTGATACAGCTGCAGGCGTGGGCATATCAATTTCTTTTCCACATCTTTTATCATGAGGTACAAAAATTATTTTTTTCATTATTTAATCAGCACATCTGGGTCTGCAAAAGCTTTAATTGATGATTGCATTATACAAAAAGTTTTTCTTAAGCCTGAAGTTACCTCTGTTATGCCATGCATGTATTCTGTTCCTGCTGAAGGAAAAAATATTGCAGAACCTTTTTTTGGTACATACTCAAATCTTTGATGAGGAAAATAAATTGTTCCTCCTTCAAAATCAGGATATTCATTTAAATAAATTACACAACTCCACTCAATAAATTTTTCTAAATCTTGTGCATCTATATGTGCATCACCTTTAGTTCCTGGATGCCAAACAGATCCAAAAATTTTAGTTACATATATTGGATCATGATAACCCATTAATTCTTTTTGTTTTTCGTTTGCTTTGTTGCCATACTTTTTAAACATATCAACCATAACTTTGTTATAAGGAAAAGCTGTTCCACCATTTCTTTTAGCATAATAATCTGGATATGGCAATTTTTCTGAGGGATTATCTGTTTCATTTGTTATAATATTTATATCTTCTTCTGACATAAAGTTATCTACAACATGTATTCTATGCATTTTTCTCCTTATTATTAAATTGCAAGTTTTGATTTTCCATATTTAAATCTTTCTGGGTCTAGGTACGGCATGTCAAAATCATTATATTCTACATCATTTAATTGATCATATATTTTTTTAATATTATAAACTGCAGAATAATCCAAATATCTTTGACTATCTTCTATTATAGAGCAATACGAATTAATACCATATCTATAAAGTCTTTCTACTTCATCATAATTATGGTTTTTTGAAAATGGTAGATAATCATACTTTTCACCTGTTGGATTAATTATATTTTTTAATCCGCCCTTCATATTAATTTTTGCACAATATAATTTAATTGAAAGGTCTTCACTTTCTCCAAGCATTTTTAAATAACTTGGGAATTTAATATTTTTTATAGTTTCTTTTTTAAAAAACATAAAAGAAGAATCTATAAAATCATTTTCACTTGAAACTACACAATTTTCTTCTGATATTATTTTTAATAAATTAGTGTCCCAATTTTTATTAAATTTAGAGTTTGGGCTAGTAACCAGTATGTGATCTGAGTTTTTTATGTTTTTAATGACCATGTTTTTTAAATAAGAAAACCCTAGGGTTTCATCCCATTTGTAATAAAAAAAGTCTATTTTACTTTTTTCAGAAAACATTTTTCTATGATGGCTATCCTGGTATATAACTTTAAATGTTAACCTACCAGGATATTCTGCATTATCTATAGCATTATTAATTGTATCAAAAACATATTTGTTCCTATAAGCTATAAGAACAATATTAATCGCACAATCTTTTAAAGGAGTGGTATCCAATGCTGTTCCGTTTCTGGTGTTATTGGAAGTTTTCTTAATGGAATTATATCATATGCAACAGTAATTCTTGGTCCGTCCCAGTCCCAGTCGCCCTGTGCGTGTGGATGACCCATTTCTGAAACAATAACTCTGTTATTTTTATTTACATTTTCTACTTGAGTATTTCCATTAATTTTATAATATGTTACTGAAGGTTCAGCATTAACACAATAATACCCATGAAAATTAGGTGCACCTGGTTCACCATGATCATGCCAATTCAATTTTCCTTTGCCAGATGTATTAATATTAAACCATCCTTGTATCATGAAGTTTTGGCTATCAAAATCTATCTCGTAATATTCACAAGCTTCTTTTACAAGTTCAGAAACAGATCTATATAAATTGTAAATTTCTTTAATGTGAAATTGAAAAACATTGTATTCTCTCCATTTTATTGTTGAAATACTATTGGATTCTACAAAATGCTCTTCTACATCTCCAAACTTTTTTATACCCTTTAACTTAACATTTTCAATAAGGTTGTATCTTCTTTCAAGTTGTTTTGTTAAAACCTCTAAATCATTATCTAAATATTTTTCAAAAAACTTATGAGGTTTATCATTTCCATAAACTTTTAAATTTCTATCTTGAGTGGTATCCAATTTGTTGCTCCTTGATCTCTAAATACATCTACTTCTTTTTTTGTTACTATATCATATGCAATTGTTATTCTTGGTTTTTCTTCTGACCATTTGCCTTTTACGTGAGGATGGCTTGTTTCTGATAAAATAGCCCTATTATTAATGTTTACATTTTCAAAAATAACACCTTTTTTATCAATATTGTAGTAAGTTACTGAGGGTTCAGCATTAACGCAATAATACCCGTGAGTCAATGGAAATCCAGTACCTCCTAGGTGCTCATGCATTTGTTGTTTATTAAAAACATAATGCTTATCATTTTCTTTTGTATCAAAATTAAACCAAGATTCTATGTAATACTCTTGTGAATTAAAATCATAGCCATAATAGTTACATGCTTCTTCTGACATTTCATAAATAGCTTTATGAAGATTCTTTAATCCTGGATGATCAAAAGTCAAGATATTATATCTACTACTTCCATAAACTGTTGATGTACCAACACCAGAAAACATTGCTTCTTTTTTTGTAATCCCAGGAAAATTACCTTCTTTCATGTCTTCATTTAACTTATATAAATAGTTATACAAGCTATCCAAATCATTATCTAGGAATCTTTCAAAAAATTTATGAGGTGGCTTCATTAGTTATATTCTTTCTTTACTTGAGCATGCTTGTGGTACCATCCTTGAAGATACTTTCTTCTTTTTTCATGCAACCACATTCTTTCTTCTATTTTACCATCATCTCTGTCTACTTCCATATTCCATGATTCTCTTGTAAAAGGTATTGCTTGCATAATAGGGGTGCCTTTTTCAATAACCCCTTCAAAACCTCTTTTTAAAAATAAACGAATATCTATTGCTGCAAATTTTGTATCAGCATCAACAACTCCTGATGGAACCCAAAAAGGCAGGTCAGACCTGTTCATAGGCTGTGTTATTAAAACTGAACTTCCTTTTGGAAGCTCTATTCCATATATCATCCTATAAGTAAAAGCTATTGGATGATAAAAGGGCGGGATGGGAAATTCAACATTTGGCAATCTATTAATAAAAAATTGATCTGACTCCCATTTTATTGTAGGCAAGCCTTTTTTTCCTATTACAATCTCTATATCTTCAGGTAAAACATAATGATAACCCATTGTCATTGCATCATAAAACGGACCACATGTTTTTACAGATAAAGCAGAACCATCAATACCATCATTAGAATTATAAACTCTGGCATCTTTTGGAATGTTTGAAGAATTATATAAGCTGATATCTTTATACCATTGTGGCACCACAGTTCTTGCTGGTACTGGCGGAATTGCATTTTCTTTTGAATGAGAAGGCCAAAATGTTATTATTTTATTCATAGTCAATCATTATATCATATATAGGCATGTCTAAATCTAATTTTCCATAATCATCTTTTATATACTGACTTTTCTTTTTAATATAAAATGGCACCCAGATTTCTTCTAGCTTATCCCTTGGTTCTGGATAAATGTTTTTAAAATTAACTTTTATTTCTTCTGGTATAACTATATCATCATTTGATTGTTTAATTAAAACATCTGTATCTTTATCAATAAACCAAGAAACATAAAAAGCATATAAAGTTTTAAAACAATCTTCAGGTGCATTTTCATCAAACTCTTTAATCATTTTAAACTGTTGAGTTGCTGCCCTTGAAACTAAAAAAATTTTATCATTTCCTGTAAAATTTATTAATACTTCTGCGTATAAAAGTTGAGTAAAAATATTTTTATTTTGTATAGGTTTTGGAGAAATATGTTGAGCATAAAGATGTATAGGCTTTAATAAATCACCTTTAATTTCTTCTTTATTTTTAATATCACCATAGGATGTTTTAACATGAGAAATCATTCTGAAAACCTAAACCAAGAAGTCATTGTATACCTAGTTCCATTATTAACTTTTTTAACCCCATGCTTATAATTTAAATTCCCAGGAAAACAAAGTAGGTCTCCTTGTATAGGTTTTATAGTTATTTCATGTTGAGGAAAAAATATTTCACCACCATCATAATTATCGTTTAAATATAATATTGAAGATATATGGTTGTATACGGTTCCAATATCATCTATATGTGGCTCCATTTCTTCTCCAGGACTCCATTTTACAATATGTTGATTTAAAGAGTTTGGTAAAAGTTTAACTAAATATTCTTTTTCAAGAAAAGGCTTTAGTTTTAACCTGAACATTTTTAATATTTTTTTAGTTTTAATTGGAAAAGAAAATTCTGCAAAAATTCTATCTTGCCAAACACCTTCTATATTTAAGGATGTTGATTCATCAAGATTATTAATAATTTCATTACATTGATCATTAGATAAAAAATTATGAAAAACTTTTATATTATTTTTACTATTTCCAATAAAATCAAAATTTGCTTGATAAATTTCATCTCTTTCAATCATTAAACTTCTCCATTAGAATCAATTAAATCAATTCTATTGTGAAACCAGTTTGGAAGAACATATCTATATCCGTCAGTAACTTCATCTATTGAATGTACGTATATATAGTTTGATGGAAAGAATATTATGCTGCCAGCTTTTGGTTTTAACGATATGTTTGAATTAGGAAAATTTATTTTTCCTCCTTCATAATCATCATTTAAATACATCAAGACTGATATAACTCTACTACTTATTCCTTGATCAGAATGGGGTGGAAGATATCCATTTTTACCATATTTTAAAAGAGATATTGAATTTTCTCTTCTTTTAACATTTAATTTTGCTATTGGATACATATCAAAATAATTATCCATTGCTATTTCTAAGGGTTTTGTAAGTCTATTTGTTATAGAGGATAAATCATCATAAAATTTATCGTTTTTATTTAAATTTTCTGGTATTGGCAAAAATTTTTGTTGACAAAAAAATTGATCACCGTCAGTCCAAACTCCCCATTTTTTGGCTTGTGTGGTTACCCATTTATTTTCTGGCTTATTTAGCTCTTCATCTAATTTTTCTATATCATCAATTATTTTTTTAGGATTTTCAATAATGTCTTCAAAATAAACTAATCCTAAAGCCAGCTCTTCAACCTTCATTTTTTGCCTCTCTTAAAAATATATCTGAGCCATACATGTATTCTTTATCATTTATATTAAAATAATAATTTATATTATTATTTTTTGACCATATAGTAAAAGAATCTATATCTTCATCTTTTATTATATCACCAGCTTGTATTAATGATAAGTAAGGTATTGCATTTTTCCATTTTTTTAATATTATAAAGTTTGTCAAATTTGGTTTAAATTGTTCGGGAATTTTTTCATCTTTTAACCATTCACACTTATAAGATTTGCAAGGCATATAAGGTCTATTTTCATAATCTGTACAGCCTTTTCCTATATCTAATAAGTAGCAGGGTTTTCCTGGGTACATGCTTATACCATTAATGTTTGCTTTTAAATATCCTTCACAACATTTAGTACAATTATTACAATTTTTAGCCATCTACCCTATATTCTAATAAGTCTTCTTTTTCTGAACCTGTTGATCCCCACCAAGTTGCCGAAGAATATCTTATTCCTTCAGTTACTCTTTCAACTTCATGAAGATAATCATTTGTTTTTTGAGAAAAAATAATCAATTCTTTACTTTTAGGCTTTAAAGATAAATTTAATATTGGAAAGTTTAAATTTCCACCCTCATAATCATCATTATAATAAATTACAGATGCATACTCTATCCATTTAGAATATCTTGTATCATGATGGGCTGGTAAATTATATCCCTTTTTATATCTAAAAAGTGAAGGTGGTGCTCCAAAAATATTATTAGTTAAAAGATTTTTTTCATACAAAGTATCTGCTATTTTTTTATTATATTTATCCAATATATCAAACATATTATTTATGTTTTTTAAATGCAAATTATCATTATTTCTTATCAACATATTTTTTTGTTGAGAATTAAATTTTTTTTCTTGCCCTAGTGCTTTCCACTCTGGATTATCTTTAATAAAATCTAATATTACTTTATTATCTTCATCAGATATAAAGTTTTCAAAACGATAAATTTCCATTTATCCTACTTATTATGTACTAGATAACCGCCAGCTATGAACCAATCTTGAGGCTCACAGTCAAACAAAACAACCATTGATGCTCCTTCAATAATATCAATTTGTTCAACTAATATTTCAGAAATTTGACCTTGATCATCAATTTTTAATAGATAATCTCCCTTTTCTATAACTCCTGAAGGTAGAATTTCATATTCATTATTTCTTTTAACAAACATTGGTTGTTCAAGAGAAAACTTAACTGCTTCTTCTCCATTAAAGTACATAATGTGATCTTTAGCACCTCTTACAGCTGACATAACAATTGTTTCTACCAACCCGTCGGTTGATCTTAAAGTAGTTGATTCAAATCCAGAGTAGTCAAATTGTGCCTGACCGTCTGTACCAGTATTTGGAACTTCTTCAATATTAATAGAATAAATTCTATCTCCAGCTTGAATATCTGCAGCTCTTATCAAACCTTTTGGAGTTGAAACTAGCGTGTCTTCGTGAATACATTTAGATGGAGCAAAACCAAATGTTGGCACAAAGCCAAATGGTGTGAAGCCAAATGGTGTGAAGCCAAATGGTGTGAAACCAAATGGTGTGAAACCAAATGGTGTAAAACCAAATGGTGCAAAGCTAAACTGAACTGCTAAGCTTGCACTTGCAGCTGATGTACCGCCCGTACCGTTTGCATTAATTGCTGCAACGTTGTATGTATGAGACGAACCCATTCCTAAACTGTTTACTGTATATGATGTTACATTACCTATGTTACCTTGTGATACCCCATCAATATAAAGAACATAGCCAGTTATTGCACTTCCGCCATTTGCTGGTGCTGACCATGTTACTGTTTCTTGAGATGTACTTGGCGAAGAGCCTGAAGGTGCTGATGGTGTATCTGGAACCGTTGTTGGTGAAACGTTATTTGAAAATGAACTTGCTGCAGAATAACCATTAGCATTATGAGAATAAGCAGCAAATTTATAAGTTTGTGTAGTGCTTAAAGTTGTAAATGTAAGAGGAGAACTTGAACCTGTTACTTGTGCTAGGTAGTTTCCACTTGTATCAAAAGCATTAACTGCATAAGAATCAATTGCTGCTCCGCCGTTGGCATTTGCTGTAAATGTAACTTGAACTTGACCTTGATTATAAGGTCTTCCAGATCCTTGATCTGTGGCTGTTCCTATTGTAGGAGCTTGTGGAATTGTTGTTATTGTTAAACTTGAAGATGTTGCTGATGGTCCTGATCCATAAGAGTTTGAGGGGACAATTGTGAATGTATAATCTTGACCAGAAGCAAGACCAGAAAAATTTAAAGATGTTGATGCAGAAGTTTGTGTTGTCGTAGCTGGAGTAGAAGTAACAGTATAAAGAGTAGCTGGATTTGAATTTGATGGAAGTGTCCAGCTCAATGCTGCGATTCCTGCATTATATCCTTGTCCTGCTACATTTGATGCTGTTATTGAAGTTACTGCTAACGGAGCAACGTGTTGATCCTGGCCATCTGTAAATTTACCTGCTTGTTTTGACATTTTATTGTCCCCTTTTCTCTTTTAAATTATTTTAAATTATGCTGACAAATCACCGAAAAGTAACCACTGCGTAGAAGAAACTTTCATAATTGTAGCAGTTGAATAAGTAGTTCTAAGCTTTGTTCCTGGTGTTGAAATTAAGCTTACACCTGTTCCAGAAACTGCTATTGATGCTCCTGTACCAGCTGACTGGTAGAAGTCAATAGAAGTTCCTACTGGTGCAGAGTTATCTGCAACTGTAACAACATATGCACCTGAAATTGGAACCATCTGATCTCTATAAGATGTTGATGTTATAGATCCTGTTGCAGCAATTGCTGTTGCAATTGTTGTAAGTGATGGTACGCCTGCAGTTGTTTGTGATGTTCCATCATTAAACGCTATGCTTGCACCTGATGCATAAGTTGTTGTACCAGATACTGACATATTTGAAATTGTTGGAGAAGTCAAAGTCTTATTTGTAAGAGTTTGAGTATCTGTCAAACCAACAATTGCTGATGTTGGAATTGTTTGTCCGCCAACCGCTGTAGCGGAAAGGACGGTAGTTCCATTAATCATTAATGTCTTACCAGAAGCTAAGTTAATGTTTTCTGATGAGTTAAATGATCCTGTAGATGAGTACCACTTAATAGTCTTATCTGTAGTTCCTTTAATTGTAATTCCCGCACCGTTTGCAGTTACATCTGTTGGAGTAGCTGCGTTAGAGATAACAAGAACTTGCTCTGTTGTATTAAGAGTTGTTGAGTTAATTGTGGTAGTTGTACCGTTAACTGTTAGATTACCGCCAACTGTTACGTCACCAGTAGTTGATATTGCTGCTGCAGATAATGTACCAGTCAAAGTTGGTGATGCTGAAAGTACTACTGATGAACCAGTACCTGTAACTCCTGATACCTGAGTACCATTAATTTTAAGAACGTTACCAGTTCCTGCAGTATCTAATGTTTTATTTGTAAGGGTATCTGTTGTAGCCTTACCAACAAGGGTATCTGTTGCTGCTGGGAGGGTTAATGTATTTGAACCAGCAACTGCGGATGCTTGAAGAACAATTGTTCCAGATGTAGAACCATTATGTGTAATTCCACCTGTTGCAACTGCTGAAGATAATGTTTTGTTTGTAAGAGTCTGTGTACCAGTTAATGTTGCTACTGTTGAATCTATAGCAATTGTAACTGCTCCTGAACCATCAAACGATGAT